AAAATGCAAACGATTGGTTTAACAATACAGAAAGTCATAAAGATGTTTACGCTAAAAAATCTAGTGATTATTTAGAAATCGTTGCAACTAACAAAACTCCTATTTGGGATTCTGAACAAAAGAAATTTGTTGCGGAAGAAGATAAAGAAGAGAAAGAAACTGCATCATTGTCTGAAGAAATCAATATGATGAGAAATGAGTCAACTAAATCTTTTGAAAGTGAGTATAGTACAGATACTGATGATGAAGCGGAAGATGTAGAAATTTCTAGTCTTGAAGACGATGATGAATTACCATTTTAATTTATAATATGGCTAAGACACCTTTAAAGAAAAAAGCATCTGATTTTTCGTCCATAAGAAAGAAGTTTTCCTCTAGTGATAAATACAAAGAACAAAAGTATTTTGATCTGGGGGAAGCCTTTCAGAAGTCGACTGGATTACCTGGACCTGCGATGGGACAGATTAATATGTTGTTAGGACATTCAGACACAGGAAAGACAACCGCACTTATTAAAACTGCGGTTGATGCACAGAAAAAGAATATCTTACCAGTTTTTATTATTACAGAACAAAAATTTAGTTTCGAACACGCAAAACAAATGGGTTTGGAAACTGAATATATTGAAGAAGTTGATGAGAAAACTGGAGAAATTAATGCCTATTGGGATGGATTCCTACTTTATAAATTAGGTTTTGATTATATCGAACAAGCATTTGATTATGTAACAGAAGTATTAGATGCACAAAAAAATGGTGAAATACCATATGATATAGTTTTCCTATGGGATTCCATTGGTACGATACCTTGTCAAATGAGTTTTGAGGGTAAAGGTGGAAATCAACATACTGCGAGAGTTATTTCTGAAAAATGGGGTATGGGATTGGCACAAAGAATAACCTCTTCTAGAAAAGAAAGTTATCCGTATACCAATACAATGATTTTCGTAAATCAGCCTTGGGTGGCATTACCTGATAACCCATTTGGACAACCTACAATCCAACCTAAAGGAGGTAACTCAATTTACCTATCTTGTGCGTTAGTATTCCTATTTGGTAACCAAAAAAGTTCTGGTGTGTCAAAATTATCTGCCACTAATAAAGGTAGAAAAGTAAATTTTGCGATTAGAACTAAAGTAGGTATTCATAAAAACCATATGAATGGTTTAGGATACGCCGACAATAAAATTTTGGCAACTACACATGGTTTTATTGAAGATGATAAAAAATCTATTGATGATTATAAATCTGAAAATAAAGACTATTGGGCTGAAGTTTTTGGGGGATTCGGAGAAGACGCAAATTTCGATGTGATAGAAGATAATGTTATCGAATCACCTGTTGATTATTCAGATAATTGATTGTTAAACGTTTAATCAACAATGAGTGAAAAGACCTTCTAAAAAACAATTAAGTCAAAGAACATTATTAGTTGACGGGGACTCGTTGTTAAAGACCGCCTATCATGGGGCTAAAAACCTTTATTATAAAGAAACCCATATAGGCGGTATTTTTCAATTCCTAACTATCATTAGGAAAATGTTGAACGAATACAAATTTGATAGGGTTTACGTTTTTTGGGATGGTACATTCAGTGGTAGATTAAGATATGAAATCTATCAAGATTACAAATCCAACAGAGACAAAGATTTCTACAACGAACAACCACCTTCAGAGATAGAATTATATCTACAGAAAGAAAGATTATTCTCTTATTGTGAAGAATTATATATTAGACAATATAGAGATGAGATTATTGAGGCGGACGATGCAATTGCATATTACGTTAAAAATATGTCTGAAGACGAAAGAGTTGTTATCCTGACAAGAGATAGAGATCTTTGTCAACTAATCAATGATAAAGTTTCAGTTTACGATTTAAATCTTAAAAAAATAGTTAATAAAGAAAACTATTTAGTAGATTTTGATCACGATCCCACCAATTTAAAACTAATAAAAATTATCACAGGAGATGTTAGTGATAACATAAAAGGTATCGAAGGTGTGAGTGAGAAAACTTTAGTTAAATTTTTTCCCGAAATAATGGAAAAAACTTTGACTTTAGAATATATTTTCAGTAAAATTGAAGTAATACAACAAGAGAGAAAAAGTAGACTAAAAACGTTAGATAATATCTTAAATAAAGTTACAAAAGGTAAACAAAAAGATAGAATCTACGAAATTAATGAGAAAATAATTGATTTAGGAAACCCATTACTCACAGAAGACAGTAAAAATGAATTAGATTATTTATTCACAACTACAATAGATCCAGAAGGTAGAGAAACGAAGAATGTGATAAATATGATGATTGAGGATGGTTTAATGTGGGCAATACCGGGTGGGAAAGATGGTTACATAAATTTTTTACAACCATTTTTATCAATTATAAAAAAAGAAAAAAGTTATTTTAAAAAAGTTAATGTTTAAGTTATGAAAAAAAAGTATCAAAGTTATCCGTATGAATTTTTGTTTTTGATTAATGGAAATCCAATTGTAGGTAGAAATTTCCCTATTAAAGATTTTAATGAGGATTCACTACATTCATATGAATTGAAAGAGACAATAGATGACGCAGCAGGTGCCATAAGAAACCTATTCAAACATAAGACATATGAGTATATGGATAAATACTATAATTATTACACACCTGTAACTACAGAGGAGACTACACCAGTTGACATTTATGAGAATGAAGACTTTTTCACTATTCAGATTAAAGTAAGAGGTAAAGTAGTATGTGAAAGAATTTTCAGTGGAAATGATTACCCACCAAATGTAAGATATGATGTCGACATAAGAAAAATTATTCCTAAAATCATTGAAATTTTGCAACAGGGGTTGAGTCAGAAAAATTATACAAAAAAATATGAAAATTACTCACTAGAGAGTATATTTATTAATAACTAAATCAGAAAAAGAATGGTGAAAAATGAGAGTTTAAATTTAGGGTATTTAGGGTATAGTTTTCAAGTAAAATTAGTAAAACAATTAGTAGAAGATCACAAATTTTCGGAAAGCATTATCTCAATTATCGATCCGAATTACTTCGATAATGAGTATATGAGATTAGTTGTTGCTAGTATAAAAGATTACTACGAAAAATACGAAACCATTCCGTCTTATGAAACAATCTTTAATATAGTTAAAAGTGAGGTAAGGAGAGAAATTGCTAGGGAATCTGCCACAGAACTTATTAAAGAGGTAAGAGAATCTGATAATAAAGACTGTTTACACACACAAGATGTCGCCATTAAATTCTGCAAACAACAAGAACTTAAGAAGGCTACCCAAAAGATCCAAAAAATTCTAGATGGTGGAGATTTTGATAGATATGATGAATGTGAAGAATTAGTAAAACAGGCAATATCAGTAGGTACAGAAAAAGACGAGGGGGTTGACATTTTTCACGCCATTGAAGATGTTTTGGCAGATGATTTTAGGAATCCAATTCCAACTGGATTAGTAGGTATTGATAACCTTATGGGTGGTGGGTTGTCAAAAGGTGAGTTAGGGGTTATTTTGGCGGCGTTTGGTGTTGGTAAAACAACATTAATCACCAGAATGGCAAATACTGCTTATTTAGAAGGTAAAAATGTGGTACAAATCTTCTTTGAAGATAATGTTAAAGTTATCCAAAGAAAACACTTCACTTGTTTTACAGGTATAGAATTAAGTGAACTAGGTGACAGAAGTGAAGAAGTTAAAGAGATTCTACCTAGATTTGAAAATCTAGAGAATAATTTAATTCTTAAAAAAATGTCGAGTGATGGTACTACAATACCCCACATAAAGCAATACCTTAGAAAACTAATTTCTAGTGGAATCAAACCAGACATAGTTTTTGTTGATTACATTGATTGCATCCAACCTACTAAACAATTCAAAGATGAGTATAGTGGTGAAGGAAATGTTATGAGACAATTTGAAACTATGTTATCAGAACTTGATATTGCAGGGTGGACGGCAGTACAAGGTAATAGAAGTGCAATTGGTGCAGATTTAGTAGAAGCCAACATGATGGGTGGTTCTATTAAGAAAGGACAAATCGGACATTTTATTTTATCTGTGGCTAAAACATTGGATCAGAAAGAAGAAGGACGGGCTACTTTAGCCATTCTTAAATCTAGATTTGGTAGGGACGGAGTTGTTTTTGAAGATATAGTCTTCGATAACGGAACACTAATAATTGACACTAGTGAAAGTACAGATGTTTCATTACTACAACATGAAAAAGGGCAAAAGAAAAAAGACTCTAATTTCATTAGTGCGGCATTAGAAAAGAAAAGAAGTTCTGTAAATAATAATTAAAAATTAATAGAGAGATTAAATTTGATGGGTTATTAAAATAAGTCATTAAGGGAAAAACACTCTCTAAAAAAAAGTAAAAAATAATATAACAATGGAGTTATCAAACAAAATTTTATCAGACATTACAGTACATATGAAGTACGCAAAATTCCTACCAAGTGAAAATAGAAGAGAGTCTTGGGAAGAATTAGTTACTAGGAATAAAGAAATGCATCAAAAAAAATACCCACAAATTAAAGACGAAATCGAAGAGGTATATAAATTAGTATACGATAAGAAAATATTACCATCAATGAGAAGTTTACAATTTGGTGGTAAACCTATTGAAATTTCACCTAATAGAGTTTATAACTGTGCGTATTTACCTATAGATCACGTTGACGCATTTTCAGAGACAATGTTTTTATTATTGGGTGGGACAGGTGTAGGTTTTTCAGTACAAAAACATCACGTAGATACACTACCTGAAATTAGAAAACCTAATGAAAACAGAAAGAGAAGATATCTTATTGGGGATTCAATAGAAGGATGGGCAGATGCAATTAAAGTTTTATTAGAGTCTTATTTTGGTGTTAAATCTTCTACACCAGTATTTGATTATTCAGATATTAGACATAAAGGTTCATTACTTGTTACATCAGGAGGTAAGGCACCAGGACCACAACCACTAAAAGATTGTATCCATAACATTAAAAAAGTTTTAGATGCAAAACTAGATGGTGAAAAATTAAGTGCGATTGAAGTACATGATATTGTATGTCATATTGCAGATGCGGTTCTTGCTGGTGGTATCCGTAGAGCAGCATTAATTAGTTTATTTAGTGCGGATGATAATGAAATGATTTCTTGTAAATCAGGTGCATGGTGGGAACTTAATCCACAAAGAGGTAGAGCAAATAATTCAGCAGTATTACTTAGACATAAAGTTACTAAAGAATTTTTCTTAGATTTATGGAAAAGAATTGAATTGTCAGGGGCAGGTGAACCGGGAATTTATTTTTCAAACGATAAGGATTGGGGTACTAATCCTTGTTGTGAAATTGGTTTGAGACCATATCAATTCTGTAATCTATGTGAAGTTAATGCCTCAGATATTGAATCACAAGAAGATTTTGAAACTAGAGTAAAGGGTGCGGCATTTATTGGTACACTACAGGCTGGTTATACAGATTTCCATTATTTGAGAGATGTATGGAAAAGAACTACTGAAAAAGATGCACTTATCGGTGTGGGAATGACAGGTATTGGATCAGGTGCGGTTTTGGGTTATGATATGAAAGCAGCATCTAAGGCAGTTAAAGATGAGAACGAAAGAGTTGCAAATCTA